AAGACCAGAGACCCTGGAAGAATTCGAGGAGAGGCTGACTATTGATTATGTCGAGAACGGTAAAGATAAATACATCAGGCAGCTCATCCCGATACTTGATCGCAACAGGGAAAGGAGAATGAATGAGCTAATTCAGGTAGCCAACAGGATGATAGGATCACCCCCGATAAGGAACATTAGCTCCTGTAAGAACTTCGGAGGGTGCGAATACTTAGAGGTATGCCTCGGCAATGAACGACTCGAAGAGAGTCAAAAGTTTTATAACACACATAAGTAAGGAGACACTATGGACCGCTTTATGATCGGATCTGCCCCGGTTCAACCGCAAATGCTTCCGTCAAGACTTGTCCTCTATGGGCAACCTAAGATTGGGAAGTCATCATTCGGAGCAGCAGCTCCAAAGCCAATATTCGTATGCACCGAAGATGGGGCAGACGGATTGCCGGTAGTAAAGATCCCTACTGATAGCCCTTGCCAGTCATGGGATGACCTAATGGGGTGTCTACGGGGTGTATTGCAACAAAGCCACGACAGAGAGACTCTGGTTATAGACACCTTAGATCTGTGCGAGGCATTGGCAGCAAAGCACATCCTGAAAACCACATTCGATGGGAATAAGGAAAAGTATATGGCCTACCACAAAGGCCCTGTAATGGCAGGAGAGATGATGGAGACGCTAATGATGGCATTAGATCACATCAGAAAGAAAAGAACGATGAGGATCATCCTGTTGGCTCACGATGGACTTGCGCCGGGAGCTAATGCCCTAGGTGACGACTTCAAGAAGTGGGCTCCGAATCTAAGCAAGTACTCTTGGAATCGGATACGAGATTGGGCCGACCAAATAGGACACGCTCAATCTGACTTCCTTGTCATGGATGGCAAGGCCAGGGGAGGGAAAGACCGCTATGTCCACTTTCGGGGTAGTCCAGGAAGAGACGCAGGATGTAGGGCCGGATATGAAATGCCGGATAAGATAAAACTGAACTGGTCTGAGTACCAGCAAGCAATGGAGAAAAATAATGGAAATTGATTTTAATGTAGAAGAAAGCGACCTGGACTTCAAAGAATCCGCAGGAGGTAAGTTCGGCCCTGGAAACTATGAGTTTCAGGTAGGCGATGCCAGCCTGGTAACATCAAGCAAGGGTACGAGAGGAATCAAGATAACCCTGCTCGTTAATCATGACAGCAACGACTATAAAGTCTTTGATGATATCTGGCTAACAGAGAAAGCCAAGTGGAAGTATGCTCGGTTTATTGATTCTATCGGGCTGGATGCAACTGAGTCATTAGACACTGATGACTTACTCGGGAAAGATGGGAAGCTCCGCCTCAGAGAGCGAAAGGATTCTAAGTATATGGAGGTAGGGCAATACTTCACTCGAGCTGAAGCCGAGATTGAAGAGATGGGGCCGTTTGCCCAAAAGCCTAATCTCGAGTCCGTTCTCATGAGCAGCGATGACGACTCATCAAAGATTCCATTTTAAACACATGATCTGTAGTATATAGATAACTGGGGGGGCAGAAGCTGCGAACTTTCCGGTGTCATTTCATTCCTTTGGTTGACACCGGTCTGCTCCCCCACTCTTTCCTCAGGTAATCCCATGAAAATTGACGTAAACGCAAAGGCCATTAAAAGGCTTGCTGCATATCTGCGCAAAACCGCAGACGAGATAGAATCTTTGATCGATCCACCGGTCAAGAAGCCAAAGGCGAAGTCGAAGCACCTTGAAGATGTGAAATCAATTGTTTCCCATTACCAAGAGACCCACCCAGGAAGAGGAAGAGCGCTTAACCCCGACCATCCTGACTGGAAGTTGATAGAGAAAAGATTGGTCGATGGGTATAAACCTGACGAGCTAAAGCGTGCTATCATTGAAAATGCTCGCAGCGACTGGTGGGTGAAGAATGGGAGACACTCGGTTAAGGATGTCTTTGGGAAAGATGGGAACTTGGATAACTTCATAAAAGGGGAAAGCAGTAATGCAAGATATGGATACACTTCAGGGAGTGATGATTTCTGCGGGGGTAGTCGCGCAGGGTTCGGAGATTGAATTTAGTGACAGGATAAAAGCTCTGATGAAGAGAGCCAGCCCACTGAAGATCCTCGAGGAAAAGAAAGAGCTGACAGGGGAAGATCTAGAGTCCTCCCTTAGAAGGCAGGGGATGCCACAGCGCATCATAGAAACGCTTAGAGACATGAAGCAAACAAAGGCGACTGAGGCTGTCATCTCTTTTCTTTCGTCGGGGAGAGAGGCGTGGTGCCTAGTCCTGGCCGGGCCTAAGGGCTGTGGCAAGAGTACCGCCGCGGGTATGTTCCTGTCTGAGTCAACGAAGCCTAGGTCTAAATCGCCCCCGAACAGTATACGGTGGTGGACATCTTCCAGGATTAGCAGGGTAAGCGGATACGATTCTCACCTTGAGAAGATCATGCGAGAGAGGGTCATTGTTATTGATGACCTTGGTGTCGAGTATCTCGATAAGAATGGTTATTTCAACCACCGGCTAGATGAGTTAATTGATGAGAGATATGCGAATTACAGAAAGACAGTCATCACCACCAATCTAAACGCAAAAGATTTCCAGGCTAGATACGGTGCTCGAGTTGCTGATAGAATCCGAGAAGGGTTCAAGCACGGCGGAGCATATGTCGAGATTGATATGGGATCACTCAGAGCGTAAGATACGATCCGTGGAATTCAGAGTTAGAAAACACGATGATTGGTCATTGGCTATTTCGAAGTACCCAATGACCCTTGAGGAACAAGTGCGTGCATTGGGGGTTCGATGGGGAAATACAGTAGAGATAAGGGAGCTAGATTCGAACGAGAGATTGCAAATAGACTCAAAGAGGTCTTTGGCCCAAGAGTCACAAGAAGCTCAGGACAATGCTTCTCAGGGGACACAAGAGCAGACGTTGACTGCCCAGACTTCTGGGTCGAGTGCAAAGTTGGCAAGAGACCAAACATCAAAGCCGCACTCGAGCAAGCAGAAGAAGCCAGAGAAAGCAGCAGATCAATTAAAACTCCTGTAGCCATATGCAAATGGGACAGGGACGAGGCGATAGCATCTATGAGAATAGATGTTTTTATCCAGCTATTAAAACTAATCTATAAAGGGGAATCTAATGGGGGAGATGGACAGAATGATTTTAAGACAGAGGTTGAGGATACGAAGCATCAGTGAGAAGGGCTCGCCAAGCTCCGATGTCTCTATCACTAAGTATGCCAAGACTAAGAACAAGGCTAGAGATGCATTTGATGAATGCTCTAACTTCAGGAACATAACAAAGGCTCCCGAGTATATCAAAATTCGCAATGGGAGATGGTCTGTAACCTGGAGTGAATGCAAGGGCGATGAGGATGTTTGCGGCTTTAGCCCATGGAAGAGGGAGATAAGAAGAGGGGGTAATCGTGGAAGTAATAGTCTTTAACGTGATCTTGGTCACTTCGGTAGTCCTATCTGCCGCAGTGATGAGGAAAATTAAAGATGTCTGGCTGTCGCGCACGATAGATGACTTCAACCGTAAGTCTTCGTAGCCAGCATCCTATCCAGCCCGTCCCTTGCTCTTTAGGTCTCAGCTCTAGCTGGTGCCGGGGGCGGGCTTTAACTCGAACAAACAAAGGAATAAGCATGAAAGTAAAGATTTGGGGAGATTCGTACAGTGTGTCTCTGGACGAGAGCCGGGTAAAGACCAATCAGAAGAGGGTATTGATTTGCCTTCTTGACGGAAAGTGGCATCCTTCCACAGAGCTTATGGAGGTGGGGGGATCTGAATGGGGGCGTCGCGTAAGAGCACTCAGAGAGGGTCAATTCGGCAGCATGCGTGTGGACAAGCGCAGGTGCAGCAATGGTATATGGGAATATAAGTTAGTCTTAAACAGCGTAGACAAGAAGGTTGTCCGGGACACTTTTATAGTTTAGGAAAGGGAAACTTAGAGAGAGATCTATACCTCTCCCTTCCTCCCACTCCCCTTACGTCGACATGTACCCAAGAAGGGTATGCAATTATCCCGGTGGGCATATCGCCCGAGAACTTATCCAGCAAAGTATAAAGCCTAATAATGTTTATTGGGGCCTTCATGTTTCCAGCAGAGTAGGTCACGTCAGCCGCATATCCCTTGCCATCTGATCGAGCCATGTGGTAGCTATTTAATGCACCTCCCGAGTCTTTATTATGGCTGATACAACGAAGTCCACTAGTTATCCGGAGGGGGGTGCCTAAGCTTTTCCTGACATCATCAAGTATCTGGATTAGTTCAGGGCGAACGTCCATAGCCCCACACCCGCATCCGCAAGCAAACTCCTTGGCCTGGAAATACTGACCGACGTATTTGCTATCCGGAGTAATGCCCATAATGATTATGTTCCTATGATGAAGACTTCACACTCAGGCACACCGCTTGCTGATTGAAGTATGAGGTCGTCATCGATGATTACATCTGGAGTAACGTAGATGCCACCAGGAGGAAGAAGAACATTGATATTAGCTGTGGCAGCCG